CTGTGTCATTTGGATTGAGCCAACGCACGATGACAGGCAGCACAGCTGCAAGCCCTGCACTAGCGATGGCCTTTGGGTCAGTAACCCCAGCCATATAAACGGCAACTGATGCCGCTAGGAATGAGCGCGCCCATGATGCGGCCATTGCTTTGATGTTTGTCATTTCTTTGCACCCTTCTTGAGTAGCTTCTTTTTTGGTGCAGCTTCAGGTACTACCACCGCAGGATATTCACCCTTGAATGGCACATACTTAGGCCGACCAAATCCCACGATCTCTTTGCCGATGGTGCGCTGTTTAATCATCACCATGCCGCCATTGCGTTGATCACCAGTTCCTGATGTGTTGCCTTCGATGCAGGTGATGACCTTGCCATCGATTGCTGCCACGATGCCCACATGGCTGATGCGATCGACCCCATCATGCGGGAAGTCCATAAACGCAAAATCGCCTAGCTGTGGCAATTCATGCCAGCGGCCTAAATCCTTAAACTTGTGTGCGCCTGTAGCTGTGCTCACTACCGATGGTGCTTTGACTCCAGCTTGTGCCAGCACCCAGTTGCAGAATGAACCGCACCAGGGCAAGCCGTTAGCCTTTGTAAATTCTCCATACTTGGTCAGATTGTCCGGCACTTCGACATATCCAACTTCGCCCAAAGCGATTGCAATTGCCTGGGGCGCTGTGCCGACTGGGTAGGTCATGTTCTATCGTAATTAGTTAATGATGCAGGAATTGGCTTTGAGTAATCCCAGCGGGCAATGTATTCGCCTGTGCCGTCTGAATCGTCACGCAAAGAAATTGAACCTTCACGATTAAATTCTTCTGAATTATCTAATTCCGGAAGTTCTGCAATGATTAAATTATAAAGTGACATTGTTATGCTCCTAGATATTGACATGAAAACTCGGAAGATGTTCCACCAATTGTAGTTAAAGCGCCACCGCTAGTTTGATATACATAGGCCTCAAAATAATCATTCACTGCAGCATCGTAAATTGTGCTCCACTGGTTGCCTGTTTGAGTTGCTGCCAAAGCCGCAGGATTCCACAATTGTTCAACGCCATTTTTAAAAAGTTTAAATTCACGAGCGCCAGTTGCATTTGTTGTCCAGTTGATGCGACCTAAAAATAAATATTTTCCTGCCTTGCCAGCAGGAATTGTAATTCTGCTGGTATTGGTGGAAGTTGAATGAAAAGTATCTGTGTCGAATTGCTCGGAATCCCAAGTCAAAGCCGTATCAGTTGCATTGTTGATGCTTTGAGTGCTTGATTTGTAAAGGTGGCAGCCAACAAAGGTTGGCGTTGATGATGCAGTTGCCCATTTTAGGCCAGTTGCGGCTGTCGAGTCCGCTGTCAATACTTGACCATTTGTTCCAACCGCTAGACGGGCTGGTGTATCAGCTGCCGTTGCTGCGATTAAATCGCCTTTTGCATCGACAATCGCATTTTGAATTGCGTTTGAATCATCCTGTGCAACCCAGGTAAAGTCCAAATCTGTGCCTGATGCTTTTGATAGCACCTGGCCAGTAGTGCCGCCTTTGAGATCAACAAATGAGGTGTCGATTGAGCTGCCCAGGGTGCGAATGGCTGAAGCGCCATCTTTTACCAGGTCAGTATCGTCAGGCGTTTCCCAGTTGAAGTTTGTAGTCGTTGCCATGTTTGCTCCTTATGCCACGATAATGGCTTCATTCCAGTCAAGTGTAGAACTTATTGTGTTCCATGTCTCTGCGACACTTACATCATCCCATTGCATCGACTGCAAGCTGAACGCGGTAGGTGACACATTAAGTGTGAGGTCTAGGCGGTTATAGCCTGCCCTGAATGTCCAGCCTTCGACAAAGCCCTGAAAGCGACCATTTACCATATTCGCTGGCAAATCTGTGATGTCTAGGGCTAATCCCATAAATACATTGAGAAGCGCATCGCGGTCGCTGTCATCGAGTTCAGCATTGCCCAGGGTGAAGGTGATGCTCTCGAATACATCCTGCGGCCAGGCTCTAATGCCTAAATAAAAGTTTGCCTGTGCTGTGGCATCAGCTGAATTGTGCAAGGTGGTGGCGATGATGTCTGCTTGTGAGCCGTATTGATCGATTGACTCTTGGCTTAAAGCTGTGGTGTCACCTGAACGCCATTGAATCGTGACCTTGTTACGCAAATCGCCCAGGCGGCGAATAGTGCGGATTCCACGCGATAGCGCATGATTGCCGCTTACCGATGTGTAGCCGTTAGCTGCAAGATATTGCGTGCGATGGGTACTGTCTGCATAGCCGATTCGGCCTTGAGCATCTTCATACAAATAGCCCAGCCCTGATGTGGCAAGCGCAGACACCAGTGAATACATATCTGTGACATCAGGTGCGCGGGCTTGCAGTTCATAATCGCCAGGCCTATCAATATCGCCAAGCCCTGAATTTTCAGCATTTGCCCATGTAGTAGTCGGATTGTAAGTTGCCCAGGTAAGTGCGGCAGGTACTTCAGCCCAGGTGTTAAATAGTGCTTCGCTTAAAATTGTGTAGATTTGATTGCCGTCATAATCCTTTGACAATTGCCCGTCAGTGATTGTCTTAGGCAGTTTAGACAAAGCGCCTAGAGCTGTGACTCGGATAGTCTCATTGATGCCGCCTGTGCCAGTGCTGGCCACCTCGACACTTGAGTCGGTGACAAAGCCACCAAAAATATCTACATATGTTCCTGTCGAATCCTTAACTTTAATTGATAGCCCATTATTGACATCGATGGTCACTGGGGTCAGATTCAGATTGATGATTTCAATGCTGGCATATCCTGCACGCGGCTGGCTGTAAATATCTGTGCGCCCGGAAACTATTGTCAAAGTGGATAGCGTTATGTTGGTGTAATCCACGCCGTTGATTTGTAATTGCCACTCGGGTGTCCACTGGGTCATAGCTTGTACGCCTGCGCCCCTAGACCACCGCGATAATATGAAGTGTTGATGACATCGACTACCGCACGCGCCACGCCTTCAGGATCACCAGCCACGCCGATGTTCACATTGTTGGTCACATAGCTTGCAGGTGCGCCACCCAGGGTGGCAGTAGGTGTGAAGGTTTCAGGTCGGTATCCCGCAGGTGCGCCGCCGATAGTCACTGTGGGTACGAGTGCCTGCGCCCTTGCAGCTGAAGCCGATGCGGCCGCAGCTCCTGATGATGCACCGCTTACTGATGGCATCGCCATTGATGGCACTGATGGAATAGAAGGCGCTGATACTGATGCGCTGGACACTGATGGGGTATTGAGTGTTGGCTTATTAATTGTTGGAATGTTAGGCAATAGCGGCACTGCGTTATATGCGCGAATTAGGGCATTGATTCCATCGATTGCGCCGCCGATAAGTCCGTTGATTACCTTGATGACCCCAGCAATGACATCGATGACACCGCCTGCAATTTTGCCGACTACCTGGAGCGCACCGCCTAATACTGTGCCGATGACTGGCGCAAGATATTGAGCAATGTAGCCGCCGAATTCCTTAAATGTTTCCAGGTTATCGCCTATAGCATTTTTTACATATCCAAATGCTTTGAGTAGGCCATTGATAATTGGTGTGAATACATTGACGATGATATTGCCCAGGGTGGTAATTGCTCCACCGATGCCGCCTTTGTCTAGGCCAAAGCCACTGGACATTGCATTGATTGCCGGCAGTGCAATTTGATTGATGAACTTCATCAGCTTTTCCAGGATAGGCAAAAGCGCAAAGCCGATAGTCTCTTTGGCTTCATCAAAAGCAATTTGCATACGCGCGATGCGGCCTGCATAGGTGTCAGCATTTGCCGCAGCTGCGCCGCCAAATAAATCTGTAAGTCTGTCCTGCACCTGGGTGAATGACATGGTTTTCAATTCGGCAGCTGATAGACCGATGCCTAATCTGCCCAGTGCTGTGGTGTTGCCGTCATAGGCTTTGCCCAGGCTATTGGCTACCGCTTCGAGTGGCTTGCCTGTAGCTGTCGATACATCCATTGCGATCTTGAGCAAATCCTGGGCTTTTTTGACATCGCCTGTCGATAGCGCAAGGCGCTGCAAGGCTGGGCGCAACTCATCATCTGCCACACCAGTGGCCAAAGATTGCTGCAAGATAAACTGTTCAGTGGCGGCAATTGCGCCCTCTGTAGCCCCTGTGGCGTTCTTTAGCGCTAGGGCTAGCTGTGTCTGTGCCTTCTCATCTTCGATGGCGGCTTTGACCCCATCCACGCCGATTTTGACAGCGTAAGCGCCAGCGGCCGCAGCCGCAGCTACTAGGGCAGCGCCGACCACCTTGCCAGCCTTTGATACCTTATCGCCAAAGGTCTCGACATCAGCTGTTGCAGCTTTCAGCGACTTGTTTAGATTATCGACATCGCCCAGGATCGATAATTTGAGCGTTCTACTTCCAGCCATTAATCGAACCTCTTAACTATCTCGGAAAATCCTTCTTCCCACTTCTTCACGATGTCAGGCTGAATACTGCGCAAAGTTGGATATATCCACCATCCACGCGAACCGCGACCCTCACGACCACTCCATACTGGGAATTGCTTATACTTATTCGAGCCAAATTCTGCCCCGCCCCAAAGATCACGAGTGGTTGCACCACCGCTGAATTTTTGCGCCGCGAATCCGTATGAGATTTCGCCCAGCTTGGATGATTTAGATACTTTTGAGCCGTCAGCGATTCGAGTCGATACCTTTGGGATGGATCGCG